GGTCTGTAGTCGTTGTAGTAGCTTGTACTTCACTAGAGTTATACTTGTATATTAACGGTATGTCGGTTGCTTTATAGAAACTATCTTCATCGTAGATATAAATCTTTTTATTATCTGCAAAATAAATATAGTTGAACAACTCTGCACCTTCAGTTAAGTATTCCATTCCGTTTTTATTTCCCAGTTCATCTACCGCTACACGTTGGTCAAACTTACCTATAATTTTGTAAGTATAACCAATCTTATTGCCCTTGAAACCAAAATCTAAATACTGTTCTAACGTCATTGTAGGCTTACTATCTTCTTCTGATTCTTCATTGTTCAGTTCTTCGTTTTCCAAATCTTTTTGAATATAATGATTTTGGAACTCCATAAATATATGTTTCGCAGTGACCTCATTTATCACATTCATACCGTCATATTTAATTGCAGTAGACTTCACAACATAGTTTTGACCTTTCCATTCAAGTAACATTTCGTTCAGTAATGATTCGAATAAATCCCAATTCATAGAGGTTTTGTAAATAGTAAAGCCAATGGATCGTTCGTTGTTTTTTTCATATTCATATTTGAATGAACCAAAGTCATAATCGGTGAGTATTTCTCCGAAAGTACCTTTTCTATTCTTTAATATCATGTCTTTCAATTCATTCACCTACCTATATATGAACGGGAATATCCATTGAGTTGATACTCTGCTTATATTCTCGCCTGTAATTTCTATATCATTAAAACCTTCAGCTAGTGTTAACCACTGCCAATTTGTATCAATACCTACACGATTGTTATTAATAAAAGGATGTACGCCATTTATGGTTAGAGTTTGATTACTCTTAATTGCTTTCTTGTACTCGAATGTGTCATTAGTAGTTTTGTTAGTTATCTTAAAACCTTTAGGTGCGTCTATGTTAACGATTAACTTGAATCTGTGTCTTAGCAAAGGATTTATTGTGTCTGATGACCCATTGTAAATTTTAAAACTCGTTGTATCATGTTTGTACTTAATTTCATCATCAGACAACAACCCACCTTCAAACTGCCAATCACCACTAGATAAACTGAATTTATCTGTATTTTTCAGTGATTCTGAATACCCTTTGAAAACACTAAACGTTATGGATATTTCACCATTACGACTGTATAAATCTTCTATTTCAGTAGCATTTGGTAATACTGCGTACTTTTTACCAGGCATATCACTGTGCCATACGTAATAAGGTTCGCGTTGGTAAATGATTTGTCGTAACTTGTGTTTGAACAAGTGATAATCATGTATATCAACACCAGAAAACATAAAGCGTAATTCTAATTCAAAAGGGGCGAATGTACTCACCCCAGTTAACACCCCATCAACACCATTTATTTCAGTAGTGTTGGTATTTATTTGTACATCATTTTCTACGTAATCTAAATACATAAAATTCTCAAAGTCGGTTAGATTAATTGTTTTATCATTAGTGATTAATTTAACTTCTTTCTTCATTAAGTTAATCCACCTCCCATATTAAACATTGCGTTTACCATATCTTTACCTTGTTGTTTACTTGTGCTCTTAGAAATCTTCTTACCATCTAACGTTATATCTTTGCCAGCTGTTTGAGCGTTGTGACGTTCATTATTACGACTAGATGTTAGTAAGTCTTGCATTGTGTATAACATTTCTTTCAATATACTGTTCTGTTCTTGAATGTCTACGTTAGCTTGTGACAAACGTTGTAACTCCATTTGCTCACGTGTAGCTTTTTGTTGTTTCTCTCTTAGTTGATCAGCATATTGCGATATAGCATCATACACAGCTGTTTGTGTACGGTTGAAGATGTCGCTTGATGCAATCTGTTTAAATGCTTGGATAGAAACGTCATTAGGAATAACAGTTTCGCCACCACGCATTTGCATGATTTCGCCACCTTCTTCAAACACTTGGTTGAAGCCACGTCTAGCGTTGTTAGTACCTGTAGCGTAACCTCTACGGCTACCTGTTGGACCCCAACCAGTTGAACCACTAGCCATTCTACGTTTCCACGCTGCTAAGTCACTTGACCAGTTCGAGTTATTGAAGAACGCCATTAGTTGGTGATAACCATTTTTGATATTCTTTTTACCTTTGGCAGCATAACCTCTAAATGTACCAGGAGTGTATTGTAATAGTCCTTGTGCTTCATTACCACCGGAGTTAACATCTTGGATTTGTTGTGTAACTCCTGCACGTCCGCCAGATTCAGTTTGAATAAGTTTAAGAACATCATTTAATTTTGACCCAGATAATTTTACACCTGTGGCTTTGGCAGCTTGTTTAACTTTAGATTTCCATTTACCGTTACCTCCGCCACCACCGTCATTTTTCTTCAACCATTTCAATGGGTCAATTGGCGTTCCATTTTTTTGAACTTCAAAGTGTAAGTGAGGTCCTGATGAACGACCGCTGTTACCAGATACACCTAAATAGTCGCCTGGTTTTACATTTTTACTTCCACTGAAAGCGTGTTTACCCATGTGACCATAAATAACTTTAGTTGCACCTTTAACAATGTCAACCATGTTACCAAAGCCACCGTTCCAACCTTTACGAGCAGTAGCTTTACCATTTAGAACTGAATATAGTTTGTCATTAACATAATTTAAATCGACACCCATGTGTGGTCCAGCAAATGGGTAACCTGGAGATCTACCGTTTGGACTGAACGGGAAATTAATACCTTTAGAAAGGTCGATGTATCCTCCATCGCCTTCTGCCGATTCTTCCATCCAAGATGTGAACAAATCAACAGTCGCTTTTTTCAGCTTACCGAACATACCTTTCATCATGTCGAAAGGTAGACTAGCTCCCTTACCAATTCCGAAAGCCCCCATATCTACGCCAAAGCCTTCTAATACTTTATCGAGCAGTTTCCCTGGCTTATCAACCCAATCCATTACATCACCGACTGCATCTCCAAGCCATTTTGTACCTTTAGCAGCTCCTTCAAGTGTTTTAGTTACTGCAGCTTTACCACCTTCAACAACGGTACCTTTTAAAGCTTTACCACCATTGACGATATCACCGAATATGTCATCGTCTTTCTTATGTTTTTTAGGTTTAGGGCCACCACCACCAAGCATGTCCCATCCTGTTCCTTTAGCAAATTTAGGTATTGTACCACTTGCAAATTCTGGGCTATTGTTGCTTAGCATCGCATGTGTTTGTGCGCCATTCATAATAGCAGTGCCTTTACTGATTGGCATTGTCGTATCTCTGTTAGGCGTAATGAACGGTTTACCTTTAGGTGGTATGATCGTTTCGTGTCTGAATCCGCCCGGACCATTACCTTTGCCTTTATCTCCTACAGTAGCCATAGTATCTTGAGAAATCTTGCCATTCTTAACTAGGTTAGTTTGAGTATGAGTTGTACCTGTGTGGAAGTTGACTGGGTCAATCTTATCCATACCAAGTTTTTTACCAACGAAGTTAACGCCGTCGATAAGTTTATTGAGTCCACTTTTTACACTGCCTATCATATCAGTGAAGAAACCTTTAATTTTACTTACTGTGCCTTTGATACCGTCACCCATTTTGCTCATAATTCCAGTGACTCTACTCTTAAGACTTTCAACAAGATTCACTGTACCATTGCGGATAGATGACCACTTTTTGGTCATGAATCCACCTAAAGAATTCATAGTATTTCGTGTCCCTTTAGAGAGAGACGACCAAGCGCCACGTACACCAGACCATGTATCTTTAGCTTTATTTACTGTGTTTGATTTGACGCTAGACCATTTAGAACTCATAAATTTACCGACAGAATTCATTGTATTTCTGGTACCTTTACTTAAGTTACTCCAAGCACCTTTTACACCCGACCATAACGCTTTAGCTTTGTTTATAGTGCTAGATTTAATACTGTTCCATTTATTACTCATGTAACTACTAACCGCATTAAATATATTAGTCGTGCCTTTTTTAAGTGCATTGAATGTATTACGTACACCTGTCCACAACGCTTTTGCTCTTGAAATGGTTCCATTTTTTAAGTTAGTCCATAGTTTTAAAGAGAAATTCTTAACCGCATTAAATATTGAGGTTACACCTTTTTTCAAAGCGTTGAACGTATTGCGTACGCCATTCCATAATAATTTAGCATTTGCTATTATTCTATTCTTCATCAGCGTCCATACTTTAATACTAAAGTTTTTAACTGCATTAAATATAGAAGTCACACTGTTTCTCAATGAATTAAAAGCATTACGTACGCCATTATATAAGGCAACAGCAAGCGAAATAACCTTGCTTCTTATTGTTAGCCATACTTTAAACAAGAAATTCTTAATTACATTAAATATAGTTGTAACATTATTCTTAAGCGATGTGAACGCATTCTTAACGCCAGTCCATAAACCTTTAGCTAAATTTACTACTGTGTTCTTAATAGCAGTCCATATTCGGATAGCTATTGCTTTAGCTGCGTTGAATACGGTCGATATGACTGTTTTAACAGTTGTTATATACCATTTAACACCATTGACTAATGCTTTAACTACGTTCACAACAGCTGTTTTCAAAGCGTTCCAAATCCAAATAGCTGTGGCTTTAATACCGTTCCATATTGCAGATAATACTTTTTTTAATGCTTGTATCGGATTCTGTACCGCAAACTTAATACCGTTCCAAGTTGCAACTGCTGCTGATTTTAATGTATTCCAAATCCATATAGATGCTGTTTTAATACCATTCCAGATACCTACAATATAAGGTTTGAGGAAACCGAATGTTGCTATTGCAGCTGATTTAATACTGTTCCAAATACTGATAACAGCATTTCTGAATGTAGCGTTTGTTTTCCATAAATGCATGATTCCTGCAACTAGTAATCCAATTGCAGTAATAACCCAACCAATCGGGCCAGTCATAAATCTTATCGCTAATCCTAGTCCACGAGTTGCTAATGCTGCACCTTTAGTTACTGCCGTCCACACTTTCGTTGCTGCACCAGCTATTTTCAATTTAGCGGAAGCTAACAAACCTTCATTACCTAGTAGCTTAGTCTTAGCAGCCGCAAATACACTAGCTTTACCAAATAGTAAAGTTTTGCCTGTTGCACTGTAGACAGCTCCTTGTAATAACAGTATCGGCTTAGCAGCAAGCAATGCCACGCCACCAAATGCAGTTAGTACGCCTAGTATTTTACCAATGATAGGGTGTGCATTTGTCATTGTAGCAGTCCATTTGAAGAAGGCACCACTCATACTTAATACTGCAGCGCCAACTGGTGCCATACCTTTAGCTAATCCCCATAATGTAGAGGTAATGTTCTTAATTAATGTCCACACTTTAGGACCATTCACTTCTAGGTATTGAACAAACTGTTTGAAACCATCAGATTTTTTCAATCCTTCCGACCATTCTGCAAATCCTTTAGTTACATTCTTTATACCAACTAATACATTATGAGAATGACCACTAAACGCTTGGAATAAACTAATAATACCTTTGAATACATTTCCAAATATACTACCTACAATAGGCAAGTTAGTTTTCGTATATTCAATGAAACCATTAATCGCTTTAGATCCCTGCACTGAATTAGCCCAGTTATCAAAACTCTTAGCCATATTAGCAAAGCCTTTAGCAGCCCAACCATATAATGGACTTAGTTTATTAAACAACGCAGCCGAGCCATTAACAAAACTCTGTGTAGCATTTAACAAATGTTGGAATATTTTAGGACCTTGAGTGTTTAAAATATCAAATGCTTTCTTAGCATTAGCTGAATTTTTAGCCCAATCAAGCATTTTGCCACTTGCTGTTTCTATCTGTGTTGCCGTCTTAGTTAGGAAGGGATTCAATGTGTTTAAAGCAAATCTAGCTGTATTGATACCATTTGTCATAGTATTGAATATAGCCGCTTGATTTTGTTTAATTAAACCTTCCCAAGATGTTTTTAAGCCACTTAATGCAGTCTGATAACTTTTAACTTCATTAGTGACTTTTAATTGTCCATCTTCTAACATTTTCAAAGCATATACTGCTTGACCTCCGAAAGCTTGTACGCCGACACCTGCAATAGCAAAAGCACCACCCATACCAACTGCGCCACCAGTTAAAGCGACTAACATACCACCTATACCAGCACCTAAGCTAATAACGGAACCCATGATTGGTACTAATGCAGAAAAGTTAGTAACCATAACGCCACCAACAACACCTTGAGTTAATTCTCCTAAACTTCGCAAAGTGGTAGCAATACGATCCATTGAATTTCTTGCGCCTTCCCATGCATTAGTCATGGTTCCCATTAATCTTTGTTGTCGTTGATACTCTCTTAATTCATCTGTCGTTTCATCAATACGCCCTTGTAAAATTTGAAAAGCTATTGCCTCTTTAGCAATATCATTACGTAATTTAGTAGCGGAACGACTGCCGCCTTGTTGTGCTCTCTCAAGCTCTTTTAAATTACCTTTAAGCAAATCCATATGTGCTTTTTGCTTTTTCATTGTGTAATTTAGTTGGTCAAGATGACCTTTATAACCTTCCACAGTTTTACCAGACTGTTTAAATCTCATTTCTGTTAGTTTGGCTTCGTTTCTTAATTGTCCCAAACTACTTTTAACTTGGTCTGTGGAACGTCCTAACATCTTTTGTGAGGACTGCGTTTGTTTTAATTCATTATTATAACCACTTAGTTGGTTTTCAGCTTGTTGTACCGCTCGACTTGCATTTTGCAACTTAATCTTTTGCTCATCAGTTACGTTATTACTTTCTTTCATTTGTCTTTCTAAATCATTTAACGTACTTTTACGTTTTTTAAGCAAGCCTTCTTGTAGCTTAATTGCTCTACCTAGATCAGCTTCTTGCTTTGCCAATCCTTCTGCACTTAATTCATTTTGTTTAAATTCCTTACGTTGGTCACGCAAAGATTTATTAATAGCTTTTAAATTACGTTCAAGTGTGGTCTTGGATGCTTTGAGTGGGTCTACATCCATAGAGACCTCTGCTCCCAGATTAAAATCTGCCATTATCTCACCACCTTTATAGCATCGCCATCATTTGTTCAGGGCTTAATGCACCAGATTTAGCGACTTTAGATGCTTTTTTCTTACGTTTTTTAGTAGAGAAGTATTTGTCAAAGTCTTCCATTATTAATTGGTCAACTTCATGAGGTTTATATTGTGCGTCCTCGATGAAATGACGATAAACTTCGTAAATGTCTTGTACTACTTCGCTTGCTGTTTTGTTTTCGTTGTACTCGCTTTTTTCGTTGGCTTCCCCGATTTGTTATTAGCAAAAATCTCTAAATAGATATCTTCAATTCCGCCTTCGAATTCTAAGCCTTCAAAAACTTCATCAACTGTGAATTTCTCATCAAATACTTTTACTAATAATTCAGCGAAATCATCATAAATTTGAACGCCATCAATAGATTCGTTTTCAATTTCTTCAGTCAATTCTTCCGCTCTTTTAACGTAGTCTTGATAACCTTCCATGTTTTCTAGTTCTTCTGAAAGTTTGTTAACTTCTTCGATTTCTTCATCTGTTTCAGCTTCTTCGACTTTCTTAGCGTATTCTTGTTCAGCCTTCACAAACTCTTTATTATCTCTAGTGAATTTCTGGAATTTACCGAATGCTTTATTACCTTCTTGAATATATTGTTCAAATTCCGCCTGTGCTTTCATTGCACCTAAATTCAATTTGTCTTTTGAAAAAATCTTGTTCTTACCATCAATTTTTAAAGTTACTTTTGCCATATTTATATAAGCTCCTTGTTAATTATTTTTGTATACAAAAATAGGCGACCGTTTAAAGTCGCCATAAGTTATTTATGCTGCTGGTTCTTCAGTTGTTTCTGTAGGTGTAGTTGGTTCAGTCGTCACTGTACCGTGAATGAATTTCAAGAATTCATCTTCACCTGGGAATTCAGGGTCGCCATCGTGAATACGTACATACACAGTTTTATCTTCTGAACTACGTTGCATGAATGATCCTTCCATTTCCACTTGGTCTTGTTGTTCTGGTGAATCTTCCATAGTAGACCCACTTGTTCCAGGGATATTGAAGTTTCCACGTACTAATCCGTAATGAATATACGAACCATCATTACAGCGATATTTCCATGAAGCTGAAACATATGGAGGAACCATATCAGATGTGTAAATCTCCATACCGTTTTCTACTTTTACTCCCAAGAACATTGTGCGTTCAGCTTTTGATAATTCCATTAAAGTAGTAGTTAAAGTTGCACCAGTAATACCACTGAATAAACTGAACTTTTTAACACCATCTGCATACACAGGTTCGTTACCTTGTTCAAGTTCTAATTCAATTTCTTGTAATCCTGGTACGTCTTGTAACTCACCAGCTTCGAATCCGTTTCCTTCTTGACGACGTGCTTTAAAACCTTCACATGTAATTGCTACTTTTTTATCTGCCATAGTTTATTGCTCCTTTTTAGTTAAAATAATGTTGAAGCTAAGCATTTGGTTATAAAGATTGAATTCTTCATCTCTGCTAAGCTCTCGTTCAAAACAAATGCCGTTGATATCTTCAATAATTTCAACCACACGCTCATTAATTGAATGGACGTCATTGATTGATTTACTAAAGGTTTCAACGGCAAATAAATAACGATAATGACTACTGCCACCATCGTTTTCTAATGCATTTCCATTCATGATTTCTGTTAAGCGCATGAATGGTGCTTCTTCTGTTTTTTGATATGATTCGGGTATTTCAAATGTGTATATTAAAGGCTGTTTAGCGCTTGTTTTACGAACTTTGTCCATCATAGATACAAGTTGTTCATCTTTACGTAATACGTCCCACATACGTACAATAGGGTGTCTAGTCAATGTCTAACATATCCTCTAAAGCTTTGGTATACATTGCTAAAATAGGACCTTTACTTATTTCGTGTGTTCTACGTAAAAAGTGTTGTGGAGGTTGTCCAACAGTTCCACGAACAGTTGTACCTACATCAGGAAAGTGGATATACCATGCTGCATCTTTTCTTGATTTAGCTTTGTCGTAGCCTACTTCTTTTACTGGATAAGTAGAGTCACGTTTGAACCCAGATACTTTTGTAACATCCTTAGCATGTCCGTTATGCGTTTGTGTAACTGCAACAGGAGTATTCATAATTAAATTGCTTTGATATAACTTTGCTGCTTTTGTTACAACTTTCTTAGCTTCTCGTTCACTTTGCCAAATCAATTTATTTAACTTATCAGATATATCTTTATCGCTGTCATAACGTGTTTTTGTCATTCAACCACCTCACATTTCAACTGTTGTCTTTCCATGTCTTGAAAGTCCGTTTCAATAGTTTTGATTTCATATTGCTTACCTTTAAATTTCACAAACAATCCCGAATGTATATCTGTTTTTTGTTGATAACGAATAATAAAAACTATCGTTTCTCGTCTTGTGTCTAAGTCTTCATTTCTAAATTCTTTAATAGTAGTTTTTGACACTTCACAAAATGGAGTAGCGATAGTAGTAGGTAATTCCTCATATCCACCTTCATCATTAATCATATTTTCAACTTTATAAATCTCTATTCTGTGCTTGAGTTTGCCGATTTCCATTTTGCATACTCACCCCTTAACGTTTGAATTAACGCAAGTGATGATTGCGATATCTCAACTTTCTCAAATTGCGTTGTTGTAGAACGATTTTCATAGTGATGAGCTAAGTGATTAATAACAGCCAAATTAAAAAGGCTTGTTACTTCATCGTTTGATGTGTAAAAGCCTTCGTCATCTGTTACTGCTCCTTTAACTTGTCGTTTTGCAGTGGGTAAATAAAGATATTCTATTTCATTGTCATCAAAATCATGATCTACACGTATAGCATTCTTAATATTTTCTAACGTAAGTTCATACACACGTATCACCTACTTCTTATCTGTACGTTCTAAAAAAGGACCATCAAAACCTTTATCAGTTAAAGTCTTTTCAACTTCTTCTGAACGTTTGACAGTCATTTCTACCTCGTCATTTTTCTTAAGTTTTTTATCTAACTCTAAATCTTTATAAGGTTTAACTACTTTGAATTTCGCCATCTATATCCCTCCTATTATGCTGCTGGGTCTATTGTTTCAGTAGTACCGCCGTCACCTGCTGTACCTGTGTAAGTTAAGAAACGACCTGCTTCTTCTACACCTTTTTTAACATCGAAACGCATGTAAGCTGCTAAAATCTGACCGTAAATTTCATTTTCTACCCATTTAACTGACGCTTGTTTGCGGTCTGCAAAGAATACTGCATAGTTTAAGTCACCAATAAACGCTTTTTTATCGCCTTTAACTCCAAATAATTCATCTTTGATAATGAATACTGGACGACCAAATAACACAGTTCCTGTTGGGCTAGTGATATCTTGTTTTAATAGGTATTGACCGTTTTTATCTTTCAATGTGTCTAGTGCTTGATAGAATGATTGTGAAGCCACAATTGATAAGTTATAAGCTGGATCAATATCAACATTAATAATTTGTTTAATGTCATCTAAGTTAGCAGTATTAACTGGTGCGAATGATTTCATTACATCAGCAATATATTTATTTGTAGTGTTTACTGCTTGGCGTGCATTATTTTTAGCAATAATGTTTGCTAGATTAGCTTCTGAATCATCAAGCGCTTCTTGTGACACTGGAATTTGTCCACGATATGTTTTTACTTTGTAATCAATATCAGTGAATTTTGGAGAAGCTAATTCTGGGTTTTTAGCTAATTCTTCTACACTTACCATTGTTTCTTGTGCTGGATTTAAAATTGGATGTGATCCAGACGCTGTTGTTACTGGTTGTACGTTAACGAATTTTTTTAAGTCAACGAATGTTTCTGGTAATTCTTCTGGTTGATATTTAATATCTTCCGGAATGATTGGTTGAGCTTCCACAGATGTTACGTTGTCACGTTGCGCACCCTTAGATTGTACGTACTTTAAAAACGCTTCTGCTTCCTTCGAAAATTTGTTCTCTTTGTTTTCTAAAATTTGTCTAGCCATTGAACGTTTGCCCCCTAGTTTCTTTTTCTTTTCTTCGTCTAATTCTTCCGGTGTTTTTTCTTCAACCGGAGCTTCTGGTTTTTCAGTTTCTTCTGTTTTAGGTTCCGGTTTATCTTCAACATCTTTTTCTTCTGCAGATGGTTCAGCATCTGGCTTATCGTTCTTTTCTTCTGTTTCAGTAGTTTCTTTAGGCGCTTCTGAATCGCTACCTACTTTTTCTTCTGCTGAAATAGAATCAACAACTTCTTTTTCAGAGTTGTAGGCATCTTTTGCTTGTGTAATTTCTTCTTGCAACTTACGAGCAGCTTCAATATCGCCTTTGTTAGCTGCAGACTGTGCTTGGTCAATCAAGTCGTTAATTGACTTCGCTTGTTCTTGTAAAGTTGGCATACAATAATTCACTCCTTTGATTTGTTAAAAATTGGCATAAAAAATAGCCTACGTATCAATACGCAAGCCTTCTAATTCGAGCTCAATCTTCACTTGTTCTAACTGTTTAAATTTGTCTAACCCTTTTGCTCTTTGACCAACCGCAACTGTTGTTTCTTGATACGCTGGTATTGTTACTATGCTTACTTCAATCAATTCATCAATCTTATTAATAGTTTGTACATATTCACCGTTTATATTCGACCATGTTCTTGCCATATCATCATCGGGTGGGAGTGTGAAAAAGAAACTACATTGATTTACATTCCCAGCTTTTATATTTTCGTAAATATCCCTAGCATATGATGTATTAGGTAAGAAACATTTGAAATAAAGACCCTTACTATCTATTGTTAGTTCGAGTGTTCCGGCTTGTGTACGCCCTACAACTTGATTGAAATCATGGTTGATTAAGCATTTAACATCCGATATATCTACTTCGCTTAGTGCATTCGGATTTATAATTTCTTTAAACCCTCCTAAGTCGTCACTCAATGTATCGAATATAATTGCATAACCTTCAACAACCATTTCTTGCTGACCTGTATCAATCTGACTGTTCGCCACTTGGTTCACCCCCTTTTTGTAGGGAATCAATATTCTTCTGAACCTTACTGTTTTGATATGCAGCTAAGTCTTCTAAGTAAATACTGTTTAAGTCAGCAAGTGGTTTATCGCCACCAGGCACAGGGTCTAAATTAAATTCTGCTCTAGCTTCATTTAATAGCATTATTTTTTTCTGGAACAGTTGTGTTACACGTTCTAATTTAATCTCTGGATCACTGTCAATTAAGCGTGATACATCATAATCAAGCGTGACCTCATATGGTGATTGTATGAATAACTTTTCTTCAATTTCAGCATTCATCATAGAGAAAATCGGATAAAGTGTGTTTCTATAATACTCAATACCTGAATCTTTTATTGATGTATTAACGTTTTCTATCGCAAGTTTAGAAGTCGGTAATCCAAATACTTTAGCAACTTGTTGTGTACTAAACTTGTAACTATTTAAGAAGTTTAATACTTCCGTTGGCACCTCTAAACGCTTAAAGTCCATAGTGTCATCAAGCATTACTAAACCACTGTTATTTTTAAGTTGACTGTTTTCAAAATTTTGTTTAATCAACCCTAGCTCTTCGTCACTGTATCGACCATCTTGATATTTAACTACTGCCGTTGCAGTACCACCATTTCTAAAGAAATCATTTAAGAATTGTTTACTGCCCATCGATATGCCTATCTCATTAGCTAGAGAGAAGAGAGGACTATAACCGTTGAATCCATCTAGTGAGAACATTCTAAAATGTAAAACATCTTCCACATCCAATTGAATATGACCATCTATTTCATCAATATAGTGATACTTAATTTTGTCATCTACTTGTTGAATAGAAGTTGCACTATTTTGCATGTGATAGAGTTCAATAGGTTCTCCTTTTTCGTTACGCACAATCTCAATGTATGAATTACCATTCAAAAGCATATTAGCCACAATAATGTACTTAAAATGCCATGCATCTAAATATGGATTCGGTCGCTTATTCATTAACTTAAGTATTTTCTTATCAGCATCTAAATAATTGTCACGATCATTAAACTTAATACTTGTTGATGCTATATCTTTCGAGATAATATCAATCGCAGTGAATATATCGCTATTTTTCAAAGCTGAAATACCAGACCAAGTTACACTTCCCATGCCATTAGCTTCAGTTAGCATTCTTAGCGTATTTTTATCAATAGTTACATCATTACTTCTTTTAAAACTATTTAAATTAAATATACTCATTGTTTATTTTCACCCCCTTTTCTTAAAGGTTGGTCAACCAACATTGCTAAACTGACAATAAGTAAACCACCGATAATAAAGCCAAGAGGTTGCCACGCCAAATAAGCACCGTAAGACATTAATACAACGCCTAAAAGTGCTAACACGATAACTAATATGTTTTTTATTAACTCCATACATACACCCCCTTATATGAACATAGGTAATGCTCGTTTTTTCTCCCATTCATGTTCGCTTGCAATAACGTAAGCAAATATAGTAGCCATAAGTGGGTCAATCTTTTCACGATTCATTTTCTTTTCAATCATTACCGAATCATTAACATTCTTTGCTACTGCATTCTTAATTGCTACATCAAGTAATGGATTTTTGTGATGCTTAATCTCACCATTAATAACTTTGAATCTAAAATCAATATTAGGATTAGATAAGGTTTGTAAACCTTGTCTTATTTCAATAAGTTCGTAGCGCCAATTTCTTGCTTCTATTTCTGGTAAGTACGAATGAATAGCGTATGGATCATAACAAATAGCTTGTACATCTAAATTGTTATTGCGGACATAATTCTCAA